TCCCCGCCGCCGTGACAGATGCTGCATTTGAAAGGTCGTTGTCGAACAGGCAGTTGGCCCCTACCGATTGGAGGTAGTCCGCCTTCATCTGGGACACGTCCCCGGTCGGATGAGAGATGACCACGAGCTTGTCGTAGCACTCTCCCAAGCCCAGAGACTCGAGGTATTGGGCCTTCTCGTCCAGATCCGTCTGGGTCACCGGGGAGTCGTGGGTTCCGGTGACCACCTGAACCGTATTCCCCGCCGATCTAAGGGCCTGCATGATCGCCTGGAACTCGCGAGGGTAGGCGTCGGCGCACCCGTCGATGTCGAAGGCGAACAGGGCCACTACTCGCCTCCAGAAACCGGCTCAACCTCGCAATCGCAAGAGGGATGACAGGGCGGGTCGCCCGAAGGCCAGTCGTCACCGATGTCGATTGGTGAGGCATCTGCGTTATCCGCGCAGATCGAGCACGTTCCGCCCACCCACTCCAATTGCATGACGTTATTCGTCTGGTAGACATCCAAGGCCCCGGCGTTGTCGGCTTGGGACCATTCGTTCTGAGAGATCAGGTCGGCTCTGGTGTCGAACACATCGTCCAGGCTCCCAAGCACCCCGTCCTCGTCCATCCCCGAACTCGCCCCGGTGGCGATGGCGTCGGCCATCTCGTAGAGCATGGCAAAGGCCAGCCCGTTAGCCACATCCGACCCGGCCGAAGTGATGGCGGATAGGGCCGACCCAGACGAAACGTCGGCTGGCACATCCACCCCCACCAGCCCCGCCCCTCGTGCGGCTCCGGCTGACCCAGCGGCGGACCAGAGACTTGATACGGCCGTCTGCAAGGCTCCCGACGCAACCCCGGCTCCCAAGAGAACATGGAGCGCGGCGGTCTTGGCGGCATCTCGACTTGCCGACTTCTCGACTGGCTTGGTGGCTTGAAAGGCAGCCCGGATCGCGTTCCGCTGGACATCTCCGACAAAGGCTTGTCTCAGGGCCGAGCGGATCGCTTCCTTGTGCTCATCGCCCGGCCTAAGCCGGGCCTGTGCTTTTCCCAGGGGGTCGGCGAAGACCCCATCAACCTCCTCGCGCGTCTTGGCGCTGGAAAGCTTCCGCCACACCGTATCGGTGACATAAGGAGGAAGGGCGGGGTCGACAAACCTTCTGGGCGTCAGCCCCTTCCGGACCCGGTTTCGGGAGTTCTCCTTCCACCGCCGGAGCGAGAGGATGGCCTTCTCGACATCATCGTCTTCCTCTTCGTCCTCGTCGTCTTTCTTTCCGCGAAGGTCAACTCCGGTCATTCCTGTGGATGCGGTGATCCCCGGACCCCCGGCACTCGCACTTCCCTCGCCTTCCTTCTGCATCGCCAGCAACCGATCCACATAGGCCAGCGCGTCCTTGACAGCGTCGTCTCCCAGAGGCGCCGCAGGAGTCGAGGGGGTCGGGTCTTCCGGATTGGGCGGTGGTTGGCCCGACGCATCGGCAACCTGATTTGCCTGGAACGCCGCCTCGGAGTTGGCCGCGTTCTTCTGGTCCTGCGACCCCTGGACCGGAAGCACTCCGGGAATTCCGACAAAGGGATGGTCGATGAACTTCTGGTCTTTGGTTGGTCCGAAGGTCTCCGGATCGGTCGCTCCCGACATCGACATGAGAGAGAGGACCGGGATGGGACCCGACCGGGCGTTGTTGATGTATCGCGGAGAGGGACGCAGACGATCGATTGGATAACCCAATCTCGTTCTGATCTCGTCTATCCCCACCACTCCGTGATCCAGGTAAACCCCCTCAGCCTGAGCTGTGGCCAACCGGTCTTCGACTTCCCTTCCGACATCGAACCGCAGCCTGACCTTGAGGTTCAACTGCTGAGTCAGGAAGAGGTTGATCACGTCCTCGACGTACTTGATCAGGGGGAGCGTCCCAACCCGGAACTGGACGTCCACCTGGGTCTCAGAGGTGGCCTTGTTGACCGTCTCCGTGAATCCCAGGTCAGACGGGGTGATGCCGAAGGCGGCGCACACCCTTCTCATCAGGTAGAGGGGAAACTCCGGATCGAACTTGTCTGTGGCCGGCCCTACGGGGGTGTACTTCGCGCCAGCCGGGACCCACCTGATCTGGCGGAGCTTCGACTGGTCGCCCAGCATGAGAGCGTCCCAGGTCTGCTGCCATTCGGTGATCTGGACCGGATCGGAAAGCTCCGGCGGCGCCTCCATGAAACCTTGAGGAATCGATCCCTCGGTGAAATACTGGAGAAAGTGCCACTGGAACCTCAGATCGGTGTTCGCCGAGAGCAGCACGCTCTCCAAGGCGCACCTTCCGTACTGAGAATCAGGCTGTGGGTGCCAGGGCTGGTAGATGATGTCGTCCTTGACATGCCATCCCCAAGGCATCCCCTCGATGATCTGCACATAGGCCGGGGTGATCTCCCCCTCCCACACCCCAGCCGGGGTCAGGTTCGGGTCGGAGTCGTCCTCGTCTGAGGGAGTCCGACCGTAGAAATCGATCAGCTTCAGCATCGTCGCGCCATTCACGACTTCCAGGGCAATCGGATCGCCACCCTCGTTACGGCGGACAGACAGACACCCGGCGTCGTAACGCACCACGTCCATCAGCCACTCGAACAGCCATTCCCGGAAGGGCTGTTCTTTGTCCGGGGCGTCGAAGAACTGCCGGGCCGAGAGGATGTCGTCGGTGACATCGTCCCGAATCCCAGGACTGGGCTCCCAGTGGTAGTCCAGCGAGATGACGTCGTTGATCAGGTGGGTGGTGCAGATCTGGGCCACGTCGTAGGCGTCCCACAGACCTCTAATGGTAGGGAAGGAGATCCGACCCCACCTCGGGGTGACCTGGACGTTCTCCCCAACGGTGTAGTTCCAGGTCCGAGGAGACCGCTTGTATCCGTAGAAGGGATCGAGTGGCCGGCCAGGAGGAAAGGGGGGTCCCCATGACAGACCCTGGGTGGCTAACGCCTGCTCCAATTCTTCGGGAGCGCGGCCAAAGGATGAGGCCAGGTTCTCGCTGACCCGTGCGATCAAAGCACTGCTCGTTCCGCCCTGGTTCGACCACGACGAGCCGGGCATCCTAGACGGGCTCATCACCGCCGCGTTCCCAGAGAGGAAGGACTTGCTCAGGCTCTCGTCATAGACGATTGCCGCGGTGACGGCATCCATCGCCTTCTTGACCGCCCGGTTCTCCATCGCCTTGTCGTCACGCTTTCCCCGAGTGATCTCGAAGGGGCCGATTCTGGGCATCAGCTCTCCCTCGGGATTCCACAGTGGACACAAACGTTGTCGAGCGGGTGCCAGCGATGCTTACAGCCGATAGCGGACTTGGGCCGCTCGGTGCTGAAGAACTGACTTGGCGAGACCGCCTGAGCCTCGGGTTCCTTGACCTCGATCTCTTGTCTCTTGACCTCTTGCTTGAAGTAGGTCAGCCAGCCAGACGTCCGCTCCCGAGAAGCCGCCCGGTCGTGCGCCATCACGGCCGCAACAGCGAGGTCGATCTTCCGGGGAGACCACTTGGTCTCCTTCCGAATCTGCAGACCTCTCGAACTCTCTTTCACCACGACGTTCCCGACATGCCGGGCCAGCCGGTCGTCTCCGGTGTGGGTCAGGGTTCCGTTCAACACCGCTTCCTGGAACCTTTGGGCGGCAGGGATCATGCGCTCGGGACTTTGGGGGAACTCGACCACTGGCAGGCCGTCGTTCTTCAACACCTGCATCGTTCGCGCCCATCGGTACGGGTCGAAGCAGAGTTCCCTGACCCGCCATCTCTTGCAGGCAGCCCGGATGGCCTCCTCCACCTCGAGGATCGGGACGGTCCACTCGCCTTCCTGAGCCTCGGGCTGCTCCCAGCAGCCGACGACCTCCAGATGAGGAATCGACGAACACGACGCGACCATCACGGCGGTGGAGTCATCGTTGTACGACCCGTCCACGGCCAGGATGACGGCAGACCCCTCGGGGATCTCGACCGACTCGTCCTTGACTCCACCCCACGAACCCACAGGAAGCCATTCCTCATTCGCCGCCGCCCAGACCTGATTGAGGTAGTAACGCCTGGCGATGGATTCAGAAGTGGTCGGGTCAGTGATCTCTTGGAGAATCCGATCGACATCAACCCAGGTCGAATCGCCTCTCGCGGCGACCAGTCCGTCCCTTACTTTCGCAAGGTCGGTGATGTCCTCCAGCGGAGGAGCCTCGAGCGCGTCGTAGTAGACCCCCGGAAGCTTCCCGTCCGACGCCCGCCAGGCTTCGTAGGTCGACTCCGCTGCCGAACCCTCGTCCACCAAGTGGGCGTTGGTGATCTCCAACACCCGTGCCGCCCCGTCTCGGGACTTGCCGAGGTTCCTTCGGATCGCGGCCATCATCGCGATCCCATCGTTCTGCGGGAGCCAATGCTGGGTCTCGTCCGCCAGGACCAGCGAGGGCCGGCCGCCTTCCAATGCCCTGGGAGATGAGGTGACCGCCTGAATCCTCCCTCCCGTTCGGGAGTAGATGATCTCCTTCCCCATGTCGATCCCGTATTCGGTCTTACAGGCCGGGGAAAGCAGACCGGGAAAGAGACTCATCGCGTTCGTCGTCTGGTCTTTCGCCACCGCCGCCACCTGAATCCACGCCGCCGGATGAGAGATGGCAATCGGGTGCTTGTCAGCCCCCCAACCCCCAAATCTGCAAGGACCGCAGAGTTCAACCGCTGCCAGGGCAGCCCCAAACGGATCTTTACCCCAGCCCTTCATTCTCCGAAGGACCCCTCTTCGGTAGAGGAACCTCCCGTCCGGGCCTATCGCATACCACCGGAGAACGATCTTCGCCTGCTCGGTAGTAAACTCCCACGGTTGCCCCGCATTGGGGCCGTCAGGTTGCTGGAGGTACGTTGCGGTCCACTCCAAGACCGACCAGCCCAGCGTCCGATCCTCCGACGGGACCGTGTCGGGCCAGGACGAGATCGACGCGGGTCTAGTTGCGAGCAGGGATTCCATTCAGCTTGCCAGAAAGCGTCCCGGCGTACTTCTTCATAATGCTCGCCCCCACCGGTTCGGCCGGGAGACCCTTCTCCAGCTCGATCCTTGCCCTTCGCCGGGACCCTTCGGTGGTCAGAAGCTCGGTCATCGCCGCATTCACCGCCGCGAAGAGGACCGCAGAGAACCCCTTGGTCGAGTTCAGCCCGCGAGTCATCGCCTCCGCGATCCACACCGCCGAAGCCCAGTCGCTCGCCTCATAGAACTGGCTCTGCCCCGACACCCCCAAGGACCGGAACCACGCCAAGGCTATCGGGTGCCAGCTCGGGTCAGCCTTGGGGATGACCCGCACTTCGACCGACGCCCCCTTAACGATCGGCACCGTCGGCGCGTTCCGCCTTCGCCGTACATCAGACCGCTTCGGGATCGGACCATCGCCAGGCAAGTCAGCCCTCCTAGAGCGTTACGATTTTTTGCGGAGCGCAGGACCCGTACCGAATTGCGATCAACCGGGAAAGCATGATAGGAGTCAGGTCGAGGTAATTTTCGAGCCCGGCAGGATTGTGGGTCGGAGAGCGGCGCGCATCAACCTCACCGTCTCTCGCTCGAGCAATGCCACTTGCGATCTCAATGCGGCATTCTCTTGGGCTATGAAATCCTTGCTCCACAACTGACTGATGTCAGAGAAGGCCAAGTCGTTGTCGTCTGGGGTACACATCTCTAGAGTCTGTCCCTCTTGGCTGTATTACATCGTCTACAGAGGACCTGAGTCCCCATCGCTACTGTCCCGCCTCTTGAGTGAGGGATGATGTGATCTAGGGTGAGGTCATCTGTTGCCTGGCACAGACCCTTGTGTAGGGAGCATCCAGGGCAGGTGCATCGCCCGACTTTCTTTCTTGCTGTCTTACTGAGTCTTACCCAAGTGGGTCCATATGCTGCTCTGTCGTTTGCCCGGTCACAGGCTGGACACCGACTGCCATGTGATGTGGGCTTGCCACAGGTAAGGCAGGGTTTGGCGAAACTCATAGTTGTGACAATGTACTGACGGAGGTTGTATATGGGTGGATTGTGTAGTAAGGTCGCGGAAGAGTTAGACGGCGACAATCTGGAGTTTGAGATGAACGCGAACTACTACCAAGTGACCACGAAGGGGT